TCTGGTATCGGACAGCAGGTGATTGGCCGTTCCTACCGGAAGCACACTGTAGACCAGCTTTTTCGCCTGAGCGCTGAATTTTTCCTTACTTATTAGAATATAGACGCAGACGATCAGGCCGATAATCAGATCCACAAAGAATCCTGCCACATTGATCAGTCCCATGGTGATACTGCCCAGGGCCCCGGTAAAATAGGGGATCACATTCTCCCTTATGATAAAATTCAGATTCGTTTCCGCTGTCTGCAAAAGATCCTCCGCCGCCTGCAGCAGCGTATCCGCTTCATCCGGAACAACGAAACCCGCACGCTGAAAAACTGGCATCACGACGTGAGCAGACACGGACGCACCATCACCGGCTGGGATGAGGATAAGGGAGGCCTGCGCACCTTCTACCGGGAGGATATCACCCGTTATCTTGAAATCAGCACCCGCCGCATCAGCCGCAACGCCACAAAGACCGTACCGATGTTTGCGAAGCTGCGCACGGCACGCTACCTGAAAGCCAGAGGCGATGCGGGCGGTCTGACCGTCGGTTATGACGGCGTGGCGGCACGCATTGCCCGCGTTCACCAGTTCGGGGAGCGCGACCGGGTGGCCGCAGGGGTGTATACGGATTATCCGGCCCGTGAACTTCTTGGAATAACACCGGCAGATGAACGGCTGATTGCCGACAGGCTACTGAACCGCATTGCGGGAGAAATATCATCATGAACGCGGAGCTTATGCGCCTTATCAGCAACATTATCAGAACCGGCGTGATTTTCGACGTGAACCCGCAGACCTGGGAGGTCCGGGTGCGCAGTGGCGGACTGGAGACAGGGTGGCTTCGCTGGAGCACCGCGCGGGCGGGCGCGTTCAGTGTCTGGGTGCCGCCAGCCACCGGTGAACAGGTGGCGTTCGTCTGTATCGGTGGTAATCCCGAAACCGCGATAATCATCGGCAGCCTCTGGAGCGATGATATCCCGGCACCGGGCAGCACACTGAAGGAAATCATCATGACAGCACCGGACGGTGCTGTATTCCGCTACGATGCAGACGCCGGTGCACTGGAGGTTAAGGGGATTAAAACAGCCAGCATTCAGGCCGACACGCGCATCACCCTGGACACGTCGGAGGTGGTGTGTACCCGCAAACTTATCACCGCCACCCTGGAGGTGCAGAACGGCGGCGAGATGCGCGGCAGCATATCCCACAGCGGCGGCAGCCTGACATCCAACGGTATCACCGTTCATACGCACACCCACGGTGGCGTCAGGACGGGCCCGGGCACCACGGGAGGCCCGCAATGACCGCTGTTTACAGGGGGATGAACCCGCAGGGAACCGGCACGCTGAGCGACAGCGAACACCTGAAAAACAGCGTGCGGGATATCCTGACCACACCGCCAGGCAGCCGGGTGATGCGCCGCGAATACGGCAGCCTGTTACCGGACCTCATCGACGAGCCCATGAACGACACCACGCGTTTACAGTGCATGAGCGCCACGGTGACTGCGCTGGCGCGCCATGAACCCCGTATAGCACTGCAGAACGTCGATGTGAACTGGCGGGCTGGCGGACGCGCCGTGGTGACGTTATCCGGCATCATCACCGAAACCATGCAGAACATCACATTCAGTATCACCATAAGGGAGTAAATCATGCCTTCCGTTGACCTGTCACAGTTACCGGAACCGGCCATCATCGCGCAGCCGGATTTTGAGTCCATCCTGGCAGACATTAAAACCATGATGGTGAGCTCCTTCCCGGAAGAATACCGCGCCGCCGTCACCCGTGCCCTTACTCTGGAATCCGAGCCATTGAACATCATTTCCCAGGCCATGGCCTTTCGTGAAATGCTGCTTCGCCAGCGCATCAATGAAGCCGCCCGCGCCTGCATGCTCAGCCACAGCCGGGGCAGTGACCTGGACAATCTGGCCGCCAACAACAACACCCGCCGCCTGGTCATTCATCCGGCCACTGATACCACGGAAGCAGTGATGGAAAGCGACACATCGCTGCGTCTGCGTGCCCAGTCAGCCTGGGACGGCCTGAGTGTGGCCGGACCGTCCGGCGCGTATGAGTATTTTGCCCGGAGCGCAAGCGGTCTTGTCCGTGATGCGCGCGCCATCAGCCCGTCACCGGCCACAGTCACCGTCTCCATCCTGTCAGCAGACGGTGACGGCACCGCCGGTGAGGCGTTACTGAACACGGTGCGGACCGCCCTGAATGCCGAGAACGTGCGCCCGGTTGCCGACCGCCTGACTGTGCAGAGTGCTACCATCGTGAACTGGGAAATGGAAGCGAAGCTGTATTTTTATCCAGGGCCGGAGTCTGAACCCATGCTTGCGGCCGCTGACGCCGCTTTCCGTGCATGGCTGGCAGATCAGGGCCGTATCGGTCAGGACGTGGCCCTGTCAGCCATCACTGCAGCGCTGCATGTTCACGGTGTCCAGCGCGTTGAGGTCATAAAACCCACGCAGAACATCACCATCAGTGACACTCAGGCAGCCAGATGTACCACATTCAGCATCAGCGAAGGAGGACGCAATGAGTGACAGGAAAAAAACAGACAGCGCACAGCACAGTACATCACTGCTTCCACCGTCCGCAGGGCCATTCATGCGCGCCACAGAGGCGACAGGAGCACGCATCAGTGCCATACCGGTGGACGCCGACACCCTGTGGTCGCCGGACCGCTGCCCTGCTCACCTCCTGCCCTACCTTGCATGGGCATGTTCCGTTGACAGCTGGGACCGCAACTGGCCGGAAGAGACCAGGCGACAGGTGATTCGGGACGCATGGATGATACATCGCCACAAAGGGACCATCAGTGCACTCCGCCGCATCGTTGAACCACTGGGCTACCTCATCCGTGTATCAGAATGGTGGGAGTTTGACGGCTCGCCCGGGACCTTCACCATTGAGATTGGCACACTTGAAACCGGAGTAAGTGAAGAGGTGCATGAAGAAATGGAGCGTCTGATTGCCGATGCGCGCCCCGTCAGCCGCCACCTCGTGGGGCTTAGTATCATCCAGGAAATACACGGCGCCATTTACGCCGCTGCCGCAGGTTACGACGGCGACATCATCACCATTTACCCGGAAGACTGAACCATGAGCACGAGAAAATTCAGAACCCTTATCACCGACATCGGGCTGGCAAAGCTGGCCGCAACAACGGCGCCTGGCGGTAAACCTGTACGCCTTACGCACATGGCTGTAGGGGACGGCAATGGAGAGCTTCGTCAGCCGCAGAAAAACCAGACATCGCTTTACAATGAGGTTTGGCGCCAGTCTGTCAACCGCGTCTTCACCGACCCGGAGAACCCGAACCGCCTCATCGCCGAACTGGTCATTCCTCCTGAAACCGGCGGATTCTGGGTGCGTGAAATTGGTGTGTTTGATGATACAGGTACAATGATTGCAGTAGGAAATACCGCTGAAAGTTACAAGCCCACCAGAGAGGAAGGTTCAGGGCGGGCGCAGATATTCCGTGCAGTAATCACCGTCACCTCCGACGCCGTGGTGGAACTGGTCATGGACACAACAACAATTCTGCCGACCACGGACTATATTGATGAGAAAATAGCGGAACACGCACGTTCCCGTAACCACCCTGACGCGACACTGACAGAAAAAGGATTCACCCAACTGAGCAGCGCCACAAACAGCACCTCTGAAACACTGGCCGCCACACCGAAGGCCGTCAAGGCTGCATATGACCTTGCAGCCGGTAAAGCACCCGCCAGCCACACCCACCCGTGGAATCAGATAACAGGTGTGCCATCAGCCTCGCTGACGGCAAAAGGCACCGTACAGCTGAGCAGCGCCACAAACAGTGAGTCAGAGACTGAGGCCGCCACCCCCAAAGCGGTTAAAGCCTTACACGATATGCTGACGAGCAAGTATACAGGACAGGATGCAACCACCGGACGCAAAGGCATCGTACAGCTGAGCAGCGCCACAAACAGCAATTCCGAAACGCTGGCGGCCACACCGAAGGCAGTAAGTGATGCACTGAGCATGGCGTTCGTGAAGCCAACAACATCCCTGGGGGAAACAGACCTGAACACTCTGGGGCGTAAGGAAGACGCGGGAGATTATTACCAGCAGAGTGACTCAGGTGCGAGAACAGACAGAAACTATCCTGTAGAGAAGGCAGGAGAGTTACGCATCCGTGTTGGTGCATGGGGATTCTGCCAGCATGAATACACGAGCTGGGATCCGCCACGAAAATTTATCAGGACAGTTACCGGAAACTTTAACGGTAACGGCCCATGGTCAGAGTGGGTGGAGGTGACAAACACAGATGCAACAACTGGACGCAAAGGCATCGTACAGCTGAGCAGCGATACAAACAGCAATTCCGAAACGCTGGCGGCCACACCAAGAGCCGTCAAGGCTGCATATGACCTTGCAGCCAGTAAAGCCTCTGCCAGCCACACCCATCCGTGGAATCAGATAACAGGTGTTCCATCAGCCTCGCTGACGGCAAAAGGCATCGTACAGCTAAGCAGCGCCACAAACAGCAATTCCGAAACGCTGGCGGCCACACCAAGAGCTGTTAAAGCTGCGTATGACCTTGCCAACAGCAAAGCCGCGGCAGCCCACACTCATCGCTGGGCTCAGATCACAGACGCCCCTGTTTTTTCGTCTGTTGCCCGCGTCATCATGGGTAAACAAAGCATAAAAGATATTCTTGATTACCTTGGTTTAGGAGAAGGCTCGACGCTGCCAGTTGGCGTACCCGTTCCGTGGCCTTCGTCAAGACCACCTGAGGGGTGGTTACAGTGCAACGGTGCCGCATTCACGCGTACAAAATACCCAAAACTGGCGGTGGCCTACCCTGACCTCAGGCTACCAGATTTGCGCGGGGAATTTATTCGTGGATGGGATGACCTGCGAATGATTGACAGGGGACGCTTATTGTTATCCACACAGGAAGCAACATATATTTGTACCGCCATACAGGCGTACCACGGCGTAGCGGGAGGTGCAGATATTCAGGCAGGGATTTCATTTGCATCACATGATAACGACATCATAAACATAACCCCTGATCAACCCAGAACCGGTAACGGCATCCTGTACGGCACAAAACCAGTTGACAGATGGGCAATAGCCAGAGCCGGTAAGCTGGTGAGTAATGAAAAAGACAGATGGATAGCGATCAGACCGCGCAATATCGCTTTTAATTATATTGTGAGGGCAGTTTAATGAGTAACACTGCAGTTCTGGATGAAAACGGTATCGCCACTTTCGCAGGCGATATCACTGTATATCACTATGATGAGGAAACCCGGGAATACACCTCATCCTCTGTGGAGTATCTCGCCCTGGGGGTGGGTACCCCGGCACATTCATGCGCCGATGCCCCGCCAGAGGCAATGCCGGGTTACGTGATTTGCCGGACGTCCACGCTGGACGGGTGGGAGTATGTCCCCGATCATCGTGGAGAGACGGTATACAGCACAGAGAACGGTAATCCGGTCCAGATTACCCAACCAGGTGACTACCCGGAAGGGACAACGACAAAACAGCCTGCCACACCATGGGATACCTGGAACGGTGAGGCGTGGGTAACCGATACAGAACGGCAGCAAGCCGAAGAGCTGGAGGTTGCCAGACAGCAACGCAAGGAACGGGTGGATCAGGCGATGAAGTCCATCGACCTCATCAACCTTAAGTTGCGGGCAGGTCGCAGTCTGACACCAGAAGAAACGGCAAAACTGAATGCCGTGCTGGATTATATCGACGAGCTGAACGCACTGGATATCAGCACGGGGCCTGAAATAACCTGGCCGGAAACACCACCAGGAATGGAATGAGCGGGGAAAAGGAACGGGCATTCATAAATAATTCATCATGCAGGTGCCGCAAGAATGCGGCACATTACCTTCACATCAGATCATTTACGCCGCTTACTGTGGTATTCCAGACCGAACTTAACTTCCCTTTCATTCCCGAAAGCATATCAGACACCGGCGACGAGGCCATACTCTCCCGCAAATCCTCATCACAGCGTTCCAGACTGACAGTGAACTCAATTTTTTTGGCCTTACCGTGGCGGTCAAGTTCGCTTCGCGTTGTGCGGAAAGCCGTTATCACATACATGCCGTATATCTGCCCCACACCGTCAATCAGCGGCCATGGGCGACCAGTGTAAGCCTGCGTCGTTAAAAGGCTGAGGGAAACCTCACCGCCGGTAATTTCGGGATAAAGCACACCGGACAACGTGATCTGGTCGTCACCCGCCCCGATATACTGCCAGCTGGCCGAACGATTGATGCGTTCATTTTTAACGTGGCGCCAGGTTTTATTATGTTGCAGTTGTTGATGAGGCAGCGTACGCAACTCAAAAACAAACATGCCGTAAATCATCATCATGCGAGGTACTCCTAATCTCTGTCACGGAAACTACCGACTGTCTGGCGGATACGGCGTTCCATTTCCGCACGGACGGCATCACCCACCATTTTTGCCAGTTCGCGCGGGTTTTGCGTGTGAACATCATGCAGGTGAATATGCAGTTCGCCAGTTAATCCCCATGGTGCCGGCTCACTCTGGCGCGGTCGGGGCGATGCGGGGGATATGGGCTGGCGCACAGCCTCAACCACCGGACGGGATGTTGCCGCCATCACTGGTGTCATTAGCGGGGAGAACGTCGGCATGACATCGTGAGTCATAACCGGTTTGATCACCGGCGGAACCACTGGCGTAATATTACCGGACAGTACCGGACGGACGACCGGAGGAATAACCGGCACATTATTCACGGACACCACCGGCTTCACGACCGGCGACACGTTCGCCGTGGTGGATATCAGCGGCGAAACACTGACAGGCGGTGGCGCTGGCAGCGGTGGCAACGAAGGCACACTGACCGACGGCACCTGCGGCAGTCTGACAGGTGGCTCACTGACACTACCCGGTAACAGGGAAGCTGCTCGGTTAAAGCGTTCCTCCTTCCACTCACCACGAACGGCCAGCGCTTCCGGCAGGTTTTTAAAGATAATATCGCCGGGACCAGTGCGTTTTTTCGCCTGTTTCGCCTCATCCAGCAGGCCACCGGTGTTATCGACGATTTTGTTCAGGCGGCGCATAGTGCCGGTATTCTCCCCCGTCAGGGGTGGTTGCCCCCCTTTGGGTTTTTCGCCGTCTTTTTTATCCTCGTCCTTTTTCGGCGGATTAATGACGTTAACATCCGCCAGAAGCATGGCAGCTTTCTCGTTCAGCAACTCCTTCTGTTTTAGTTCTTCCGCCTTTTTCCGGGCGCGCTCAACCGCCGACGGAATCAGCCCGAGTTTTTCCAGCACCCGGGTTAATGAGTCAATCAGCAGCGTAACCGGACCGGTCACCAGATTGCTGATAAACTCCCCGACCTTCTGCCCGAACGTCCGCCCGGCTTCCGTGCACTTGTCCAGCTCATCCTTTGTTGTGCTTACCGGCGCGAACAAATCCACGAACCACTGCCACACACGCCCGATTGTCTGCCCGACGTACTCAAATATCGGTCCCAGCGGTGCCACAGCCTCGCGCAGTGGCGTAAGCCCCTGCCACAGGCCGGACAAGAACCCGCCCACGACAGCCTTCAGCTGGTCCCAGTGCCGCCAGATAAGCACTGCCGCACCGACCAGTGCCGCCACCACGAGGCCCACCGGACTTAACAGAAAACCCAGCGCCCCGCCAAGTGCGCCCACCGCACCACTCACCATCCCCCACAGTGCGGGCAGACCTGACAGTCTGAGCGCCAGTATTCCGATACCGCGCCCCAGTGAAATCAGTGCGCCGCCAGGTGAAGTGAACGCAGCCAGCAGACCACCACGCAGCGCGCCAAGTCCCGCCTGCACACCACGAAGCCGCCCCGCAACTACGCCCAGCAGTGCAGCAAACCGTCCGGCACCGGAGGTGATACCGACAAACAGCACGCGCCAGCCACCGATACCGCCCAGCGGACCACCGAGTACGCCGCGCAGCTGCGTCAGTAACGGCAGCGCACGACCGAGGCCGGATGTGCCGGTCAGCAGGGCAAACCCAAGACGCAGTTTTGCCAGCGGCCCCATCAACACACCAGTGGCAAGTGACAGCGCCCCCATGGCCGCAACCGCAGCCAGCAGTACACCACCGGCAATCAGCAGTTGTTTTGTCAGTTCAGGGTGCGCCTGAGCCAGCGCGGTGACTTTCGCAATAACCCGGGTGAACGACTGCGTGACAGAACGCAGCGGCCCGTCAACGAGGTCAGCGACACGGATACGCAGTCCTTCCCATGCGCTGTTCAGTGATTTCAGGTCACCGTCCAGGTTATCAGCCATAACACGGGCAGTGTGATTAAGTTCCCCGGTGGCCAGTTCAATCTCCTGCGTAAGACGGGGAAGATTATTTTCCCCCGCCGCAGTGACAAGATTCATCAGGGAAACATAGGACTCCTGCCCGGCAATAGCCCTGAAAAAGGAGACCTGCACGGCATTACCGTATTTTCGGGTGGCCTGGTACAGCTCATTCAGGATATTTTCCATCCGGCGCATGTTCCCGTAAGCATCCTGCGTCTCCACGCCAAGCTCTTTCAGTGCCATTGCAGCGGCCTTCGGCGGATCAACCAGACGTGACAGACTGGCACGCAGCGCCGTACCTGCATCACTTCCACGGATCCCCACACTGCCAAGGACACCCGTCATGGCTGCCGCCT